TTTTGAATCCTTGCAAGCAAAGTATTTCCACAACTCAAAAGGTACGGCACTTCCTGCGAAGTCAAAAACCGCCCTGTATTGGCGAAGTAGCTTTCAACTTCAGAACTTTCCAAACCGCTGTTCAAAACGTGGTAGTATCTTTTGTACTCACCATCGAAGTAAAGCCTGAACCTGGTGAACAAGTTGTGGTCAATTCCCGCAGTCGGTAATGCCAAGCTGAATAACCCCTGCAAGTACCCTGAAACGTCAATTTGCACGTTATTGTCAGGGCTTGTCTTTGGTCTGAATGTAGCAACTAACGTGATCGGATCTTCGGCGTAATAGGCTTCAGTTGAAAGGTAGCCACGGTACAACTGGATTTCAGGAAGTCTTTCATGAAGCACCGAAACAGCCCCTTCGCTGACTGAATAGATCGTCGAAGTCGTGAACTGTGTGGTCGAATCAACACTTGTGATCCTGTGGAAGCCCTGATAACTGCTCCCTGATGAAGCAATGATAAACCGTTCCCCCACAACAGGTGTGATCAAAAAGGGGACAGCAAAGGTGAACTGAATGAACCCACCGTTATTGCCGATTGAATTGGTTGTTTTTGACACATGGTCATAAACATACAGAATCGGTCGGTGAAGCGAATTCCAGTTGTAGGGTGCTGTTGATAGGTTCACGGTTCACAAATTTACGCAAATTCTTTCAATTCCTGAAACACCTCACTTTCAAAGCGCACAAGGGTAGCTTCAGTCAGTTCCTTTTCCAACTGCTTCAAGGCTTCAGGATCAAAGGATTCGTCAAGAAGACCCGTGTTGTTTGTTCCGAATGTCTTGTAAAGAGAAGTACCTTCTTTTGCAATGCTTTTGACAATAGCCCAAGCCATCGAATCCCGTGCCGCTGAACTGTTTCCTTCAAAGGGAACAATGCCCTTGTCAAGCGACCATTCAACAATTTCTTCGTGTGTTGGCACATCTTGACCGGGCGGCAATGGGTATAACAGCTTTTCAACGTATTCGTTGGCAAGTATCTCTAACCCCGTGTCGGTAATCCTATATTCAAACGACCTGTCCAACTCGCCCGAAGCGTTGACAGGTGACTTGCGGTAGTTGGAGATCTTCTTTGTCCGAATGTCCAACTTCGCCTGTGCAATGAACTGCTTTGCGAATTTGTCCAGAACAATCTTCTGCGATACCGATAACCCCTTCCTGACTTCCATTAGTTTCGGCAGAATTTAGTAGTCACTACAATATCACATATAACCCCTGTGGTCACGTTGTTCCCGTACACGAAGAATTGGAATTCCTGTTCGTCAACTCCAAGTTTCTTCAATAAAGCAATGTTTGCCGCTGACAGGTTGGTTTCGGTGTTCACCCGCAGCTTCGCAATCACATCGTTCTTCAGGCTGTACATTTCCGTTTGATACGGCAGAAGGTCTTCGGTCAAGTCGTCACCGACTGAATGGGATTTGCTGAAGATTAAGCGTACCGGATAAGCTACTGTGTCGTTTTCTACTGGAACGGAAGTGAACTGTTGGAACTCCATGTGAACCACGCCACCCCCGACAAGGTTTTCGACATTGCCCGCTTCCAGGTTCTTCAGCCAAATGTCCGAAGCCCTGCCGAACAGGAACTTCACGGTTTCATCGCCAACGCCTGCCCGGTCGTCGCTTACCGCTTCAACTGCGGCCTTCACTAAGTCGTGTATCTGTGTGGGTGTCATTTTTTCTGATTTGCCTTTGTCGCCCGCTCCTTAATCTTTCCGTAAAAATACGAAACTTTTGACTTCCTGTATTCCAACAAAAGAATATTGTAAACCGTTCGTGCTTCCTTCTCAACCCATTCTTCCAAACTCTGCCCGTACTTCTCAACCAACGGCATCAAGGTTGCAATATACCCCATCGCTGTGACAATCGCAACCCCTGCTTCTTTCAAGTCTTCTTCCTGTCCAGGATCAATGGTCTTGTTCATTTCCGCATAATCAGCATTAAAGGTCGTAACAGCTTGCAAAAAAAAACCGCCAACCCGTAAACCGATGCAACCGGGCTGTCATCTATTTCAATCGCTTCAAGCGTAACTTCTTTCTTCCTGAACCATTTCCTTGTCGTGTAGGTCAGACCGTCCGTGTACGTCCTAACAAACAGCGGTGAAGCCTTCAGATAAACGTGCATCACTTCAGCTTCGGTCAGTTCCTTCTTGTCACCGTATAATTCAGACCATACCCGTTTGACTTCCTGATTGCACAATTCAAGTTTCCAATATGGTTGCGTTCCGATGTCTATTCTGAACTTATCTTCGACCTTGTTGTATATCGCCAACCCGTCAGGATCGTTGACAAAGTCCACCATCTGCATGATGTAAGCCAAGCCCTCAACCGATGTGTTCCGCAGAACTTCAATTTCAATTCCGGTGATTGCTGACAAGTAGCCAACCGGATCACTTTCCCCTTTTAGCGAATGGTCAAGGGCTGCAATGTAGTTCCTTAAGGGAAGTTCCCGCCAACTGACAGGAACGTCGTACTTGTTGCCACCGATTTCAACTTTCATTTCTTGATCTTTTCCATTGCGACATAAAGCACCCAAGCATACAAAAGGGTAGTGAATAGGCAAGCTACCTGAATGATACCTACTTCCTGACGTTCCATTACATGAATTAATTCATACAAAAACCATCCGAAAACGGGTATGTAGCATAAGACTACCCAAGCGGTTAGAAGCATCTTTTGAAGGTCGGTCATTTTTTCCTTGTTTGTTGACAAATATAAACCAAATACATAGTATTTCAAAAACCCTTTGCCCGTGTCACCCCGCCAACCTTCGCCACGTCCAAATAAAACCGCATTGCCAAGCTGTCAGAAAAGTCAGGCGACCTGCCTATCTTTTCCTTCACCTTGTCCTTTGGCAGAATGCCTTTCTTTTGATCCGTGTCAACTGATTTCTGCTTCACCCATTCCAATTCTTGTTTGATGTCTTCTTTGTCTTCAGGATCGCAAGCAATCGAAACCAACCCTTTGTTGATGGCATCCGCCAGTTTGAAGTAGCATTGACTTTTAAGGTTGTCGAAGTTTTCATCACCTACCGCACGGCTGTTATTTACAAATCCCTTGCATCCTGGTATCAGATCCACCACGCCACCGCCAACACCGTCTTCGTCAATCACTATTCGGGAAGCAGGAATTCGCATTTCGTTTTGTGCCTGCTTGATTACTTTGACGGCATCCGGCACACTCAACCCTTTGTACTTCTTGACCTTTGCCTGGTAGCCGTTCCATTTGGTTAATACCGTCTTATCTGAACCGAACCTTGCATAGTCCACCGAAATAGCACCTTTGCCAGGTTGCCCCTGCCCTTCAAACGTCCGAAGGATAGCTTCGTACTCAATCAAGGCTGACGGGTCGTCGTCGAATTCCCAGTTGCCGTAGCGCAAGCGTTCCTTTTGCGCACCTTCCGGTAAACTGTCAAGGGTTTGGATATAGGACTGATCCACGAATGGATTGTCAGTTACAAAAGACTGAACAAATGCCCTGTCCTTTCTCAATCGTCCTTCCCGGTTCGGTTGGTAGAAGTCAGAATAAAGCCAGTTTTTCGTCGGGTTGCTTGCGTAGAGGATTTTTGGTATTAAGCCGTGTTCAGCGTGTTTGTACCTAATCCTTGTCAGTAGGGTTTCCCGTGCCTTACTCCCCACCTGTGCGCATTCGTCAACAAAGGCATCGGTAATTTCCAGAGACCCCAATTCATCAAAGTCAGGGTCTGAAGGGTAGTCGAACAGATCCCGAAGCAGAATGACCGAACCATTGAAGTAAACAACTGAATTCGGGTTTTCCTTGTCGTTTGCTCCGGTAAGCTCCCAATGTGCGCCACGCTTTAATCCGGTCAACTTGTGGACTTCCAACAACGTCTTCAGGGTTGTGTCCTTCAGGGTCTTGAACCTTGCCCTTCCAATCAGCCCCTTTGTGCCTTCATACTTCAACCGTTGCTTCAGTTGCCAGTAACAGCCCAAAAACGACTTCGCACCTCCTGCCGCCCCACCGTATGCAATCTCACGGGTCGTCTTGTCTTGCAAGAAGTCAATCGCCTGTGTCTGCTTCTTTGTCAGTTTGATTGTCGGCATAGGTCTTTACTTCCTTGATGTTTACTGGAACGCTTCCTTCGTGTACGTTTTCAATGCGTTCAACGTAGCCCCTGCCTTTGCCTTTGGTCTTCAGGTAGAAAATAGTGGCCGCCGTGTTCCCGTCCTTGATTTGGCGGTGAAGCTGACTTTCGGCAAAGTCCAACGCAACGCCTGAAATATCTTCAACGGCTTCATGGTATTCAGGATCTTCCCTTAGCCACTTGTAATGCGTTGTCCTTCCAATCCCTGCAACCCTGCAAGCGGTAGTCACAACGCCAAGCGATTGTTCAAGGGCTTCAATCATTGCCTTTTTATGCTGTGCCACTTTGTTCATGATAAATTGAGCGCAAGGGTCGGAATCGAACCGCCTATCTCAACACTGGAAGTGCTGCGTTTATCCTATTTAACTTCTTGCGCATTTTTTTTTGGATATGGTTTCGCCAGCGACTGGCATAAAGGTACTAAAGATTTGTCAAGTGGGTAGATGTATTTACGTTTGCCTTTTGATATGTATTCAGTTGCACGCGGGTCTAAATGTTTCCTGACTTCTTCAATGCTGTTTTTTACCCCTTTGGCATTAGGTACTCTTGCATGTATTTTTTTCCCGTTCACTATATATCCTGACTTTACATTTTCGTTTACATTACCAATAAAATACCAGTTAGTAGCTTGGTAAATAACACCAGTATGATTTTGGTCGATGTCTGCGTAAGAAAACAAAATTCTAACAAGTGGGTTTTGTTTCTTAAATAGTTTTATAGCAACTGACAATACGGAACTGACATTTTTTTGTTTTCCATTCAATGCCATCCTGACTAATTCAGCGGCTTGTCCTTGATTCATTCCTATTGATTTACTAACGTAAGGACTTGCGCCTAAACCAAACAGAACAACACCGCACCATTCGTTTTCGTCATTAAACACAGAGTAACCAAATGTGTTAACTGGCACCGACTTAGCATAATGAAACTTCATACAAGCGTACCTAATGGCTTTTGAAGATGCAATTTCGAGCCTCATAGTTCTCCAGCACTTACTGAAAAGAACGCACCTTGATACTTTCTGTCAAGTAGTTCTTGAATGTCAATTTCTGCGCTTTGAAGTTGCTCAGGACTTGTGAAAGTTATTTTCATGGTCGCTGGTTTGTTCTTCTCTTCACCTATCAATTCATCATCTGTTGGCATTTCGAGAAAGTTGGGAACATCTAATCCCCAATCTTGTAATTCCATTTCATTCCAAGTATTCGCCAACTCGTCCCAATCCCATTCACCGAAGCCGACGTTGTCCTTAATAATGAATTCACGTTGCTTTATTTCGTCCCATGTAGCCACATAGACGGGGGCTTCCTTTACTTGTGCTTCCTTCAATGCTTTCAACCTCATATTGCCACCAAGAACCACCATGTCAGGGTTGACAACTATTGGCCGGGCTTCAAGCATTTCAGGGAATTCCCTGATTGACTGAACCAGCTTTTTGAACTTGTCGTCCTTTATTGTTCGTGGGTTGTTTGGATTCGCTTTGATTTGCGAAACCTTCATTGTCTTTATTCCCATTTCCTTTCTTTTATTTCACCCCAACCAAAACCTTCACAAGGTTGTGGCCACGTGCTTCGTGTTTAACTCCGTACTTCATGAACCATGCATCGGCCTTCCGGTGATTCGGGAAGTTGCCTGACCACGGTTCTGGCATTCCTTTGTCGTTGATTACATCGAATCGAACCTTTTGGCGTTTGCCTGCTA